CACGTTCGCTTTCGACGGACTGTTGCAGAAGCGCGGTGTCGGCGCGGTGTACTGGGAGGACGCTGAGCTAGGCGAGCCAGAGACGCAAGAGATTGATCTTGTGCGTTTGCAGGCCCTTCAGGCGCAAGGCGTTCAATTGCTTGAGGTGGTGCCCAAAGACCCAGACAATCCCGAAGCTGGCGCGACAGTGACCTATCAGCGGGTCAAAAAGCAGGCCATGCCGGTTGTGCAAGTGGTTGCCCCTGAAGACTTTCGGATGACGGCGCGCGCTATCAGTCTGGAGCGGCCGCGTTATTGCGGACACATCGAGCGCCACACTAAGTCTGACTTGAAGTCCAACCCCAAATTTGAGGGCATGGAAGCTATCATAGAAGAATACGCCCAAGCGTACAGCGAGACAGCGGACATTGATGAGCGTCGGTCCGAGCGCTTCTGGGACGAAGACGAGATGTACAAGAACGAAACGGCGGCATCTGAGGCTACGACCGAGGTGCGTTTGTGGCGTGAGTACATCTACCATGACAAGGATGGCGACGGGTTTGCGGAGCTGTTAGAGGTGTGCAGACTTGAGGGCGTTATTCTGACGTGCGAGCCGGTAGACGATAACCCGTACTTCAGCTGGACGCCTATCCCGATTCCGCACCGCTGGTTTGGTCTATCGGTGTATGACATTTCGAAAGACATCCAGAAGATCAAGACGACACTGCTACGCGGTGCGCTGGATAGCGTCTATCTGAGCGTTGCGCCTCGCATGATGGCAAATAAGAACGTCAATCTATCGGATCTGTTGACGGTTCGCCCTGGCGCAGTGGTGCGCACCTCAGGCTCTGGACCTGTTGGCAATGACGTGGTGCCGCTGATTACGCCGGATATGTCAGGCTCGGCTATGGGTATGCTTGAAGTGGTTGACCAGATGGCCGAGCGACGCACGGGCGTCAATCGCAATGCGCAAGGCATGGACCCAGACGCGTTGAATAAGACAGCGACGGGCATCAAGCTGATGCAGAACGCGGCGAGCATCCGCAAAGAGCAGATTGCACGTAATCTGGGCCGCGGTCTTGAGCAGATGTTCCGCAAGATATATCGGCTGGTTGTGTCTGAACAGGACGGCCCGCGATCGATCCATATCGGTAAGGGCCAGTTCAAAGAGTACGACCCGAGCCAATGGCCACCGGAGGCGAAGATTCGAGTGCATGTCGGCAACGGTTCGGGCGACAGAGAGACCCAGCTAGGCCAGTTGATGCAGGTGCTTGGAATGCAGCGCGAATGGGTGGCTAATTACGGCGCTGGCAACCCGATTGTAGGCATCAAGGAATTGCACAACACGGTTGACGATATGGGCCGCGTTATGGGTATGCGCTCAATGGACCAGTATTTCAAAGACCCTGAGAAGATCGCCGAGACGCCAGAAGGTCAACAGGCATTGCAGGCTATCACACAGCCCAAGCCTGATCCGAAGGCGCAAGAGGGCCAAGCCAAGCTCAAGCTTGAAGAACAGAAGATGCAGATGCAAATGCAGGGCGAACAGGCCAAGATGCAACAGGCTGCCCAGATGGACCAGGCCAAGATGCAGATGGACCAGCAGAACATGCAAATGAAGGCGCAGCAGGAAGCCGAAGCGGCGCAGCGTCAATCATTGGCGGACGCCGAGAACAAGCAAATGGACATGGCGCTCAAGCGTGAACAGCTGGTAGCCGAGATGGAATTGAAACGCGAACAGCTCGCCGCTGAGTTGATGCTCAAGCGTGAGATGATGACCGAAGAGTTGGCGCTGAAGCGCGAGCTTGGATTAGCAAGCGCGGCCACATCGGCCAATGGCGCAGGAACGAGCGGAGTGCACATCGGTGGCGAACCAGGATAGTCAAAAAGCGCTAGTCGAAAAGCGCAAGGAATTGTTGGGATGTGGCGAGGCCGAAGCGGCGCTTAGTAATAGCGCTGTGGTCGAGTATTTCCAATCAGTAAAAGAGCAGGCAATTCAGGCCATGCTAAACCCCAGTTTTGATGCGGATGAAAAGACGTTGTGGCGATTACGCGCAACAGCTCAAACCGTTGACGGACTGTTCAACTACCTCGAAAGCAAGCGCGATTTACGGGCGTATATCGAGGAAGAAATTAAAGCCCTAGAAGGATAGACCCCTAATGTCAGAGGTAAGCGAAGGCTTGGCCACAGGTGCCGGCGAATCTGAATCACTGCTTGATGCGTTCATTGACGCAGGCGATTTTGATGATGCTGATTACCTGAAGCCAGAAGAAGCAACCCAGGATGCCGCAGCGGCGGTAGAGGACGCGGACCAGCCAGAAACGGAAGATGAGGACACAGAAGGCACTGAAGTCGAAGCAAAGGACGCCAAAGAGGCGGATGCTGAAGACGATGGCGACTATGTGGAATTGGACAACGAAGACGGCACAACCGAGCGCGTCGCTCTGAGTGAACTACTCGCAGCACGCAACCAACTCAATGAACTTGGCCCAAATGTGGACCAGATTCGACACACGATTGCCGAGCAGGCAACAGCGCAGGTGCAGGAGCGGTTTACCGCTTTGGACGGCCAGATCGCTCAGACGGCGGAGCTATATGCGACGCTCAACCAGCTAATGCCACAAGTCCAGCCACCCAGCGAGGAGCTGCTTGACGAACGTAGCCACTACTACAACCCCGGTGCTTATCGACAGCAAATGGAAGCCTACAACAATGTCTCTAGCATTATGGAGACAGCGCGAACGGAAATCCAAGGGCTGAATCAACAGTACACCGCAGAAGCGACCCAAAAGCAGGAGATGCAAGCCCAAAAGGACTGGGCGGCACTGACTGCGATTGATAGCACGTGGACAAAAGGGGATGCCGCAAAGCGTCTAACTGACCTGCGCGGTAGCATATCCGAAATCTACGGCATTCAGCCTGAACTGGTGGGCAATATCACCAATCCCGGCTTTATCCGTATGGCAGAGGACGCCAAGAAGTATCGCGACGCAATGGCTAAGGGCGTGAAGCCCCAATCCAAGAGCGCGCCGCGACTCGTTAAGGGTGGCAAGGGTAAGGGCAAACCGCAAGGCAGTGCGAAGAAGGCGAAAGCCAATGCGTATCTCGCCAAGACGGGGAAAGTGTCGAACCTGGAAGATGTCTGGGGCGATTTCCTGTAATAGGGACTAACTCTAATGGCTGTAGCCACAACCACAACCACACGGTTTGAACAGATCGGCGAGCGCGAACAGCTCACCGACAAGATTTACAACCTCGCCCCGATGAAGACACCGTTTATGACGGCTGTTGGACGGGGCGCCGCCGCCACGAATACGAAAGTCGAGTGGCAGAATGACGACCTTGCAGCCGCCGCAGAAAACGCGGCCCTGGAAGGCGACACAGCAAGCTATAGCACTGCGGCACCGACAACCCGCCTTGCTAACCATACCCAAATCTTCACCAAGTCGGTTGAGGTGTCTGGGACGGCGCAAGCACTGTCCACAGCAGGACGGCGCAGCGAGCTGCTGTATCAAGTCGATAAGCGCACCAAAGAGATCAAGCGCGATATGGAATTTGCGATGACGCAAAACCGTGCTTCGTCTGCTGGTTCTCGTCTCACTGCTCGCACGCTTGCAGGCTTTGAAGCGTGGATTACGACTAATTCCGGCCGTGGTACAGGCGGCGCTGATGGCGGACACACGGCGGCGCAAACCGTCACCGCTGCCACAGATGCCAGCTCTACCAACCTGCGCACGTTCACAGAGTCCCTGCTCAAAGCAGAGATCAAGAGCGTCTGGGATGCGACGGGCGACCATACGCCTCTGATTATTGTTGGTTCGTTCAACAAGCAGATCGCGTCTGGGTTCTCTGGTATTGCTACGCAGTATCAGGATCACGGCAACGTCCAGTCGTCTAAGGGTGTTGCAATCCTTGGTGCGGCTGACATTTACGTGTCTGACTTCGGCAAGCATAAGATTGTGCCGGATCACTTCTCACGCGGACGGACTGCCATGCTGGTATCGCCGGATCTCTGGGAAGCGCGCTATCTGCGCCCGTTCAAGATCAACCCACTTGCAAAAGTGGGCGACTCTGATCGCCGCCAGCTGATCGCAGAGTGCACGTTGTGTTCGAAGAATGAGAAAGGCAACGGCGTCGTTGCTGATCTGACCACCAGTTAAGCTCTCCCTTGGGCTTAAACCGAGGGCGGCAGTCGTTCGAAATAGGCTGCCGCCTTCACCACTTAACCAAATGACAAGGAAAAGCGTAATGGACGAACAGGCGCGATTGTTAGCCATAGCCAAAGACAACGGGGTGAGCGTTCATCACTTCTCCGGCGTCGATAAGATCAAAGAGGCTCTCGTGGAAGCGGGTGTACCGTTCTTCGACGGTGACATGGACGAACCACAGGCCGAGGAAGCGCAGGCCATACTTGGCGCGAGCAATACTGACCCAGCCGTGTTGGACGAACAGGACAAGATTGCAGAGATGCGAGACAAGCTGACCGAGGCGGAAGCCGAAGCGGAAGGCGAAGACGATGAACAAGTGGAGCGCCTACGCGATGCGATGGCGGCCCAGAGTGAAGCCCTGGACAAGAAGCTTGCCCGCAAGAAAGCGGCCGCTGTGCGCTCTAGTGAGCGTGTGATCTGCGTTGCAATCAAGCCGTTTCATGTTCAGAAGACCGATCTAGGCCAGCCTGACCATAGCGGCACATCGATCAAGGTCACGATTGGGCAGAAGCTCGAATTAGCCGCAGGTACAGCGGCCATGCTTGAAGCGCGCGGTCAGGTGACGATCGCATGAGCAAGATCAATAGCGAGTGGGAAACGGGCGGTATTCAAACCGTCTCTTACTCCGACAATGATGGCCACGATTTAGTCATTCAGCGCATTCAGGACGTTAGCCCGATCCTCGACTATAACAAGTTCTTGCGCAATCAGGGGCCAAGCCACTACAAGGGCGAGAATGCCGACATGTGGCACTACGCGCATATCCCGATTATCGTCATGGAGCAGTTGATTCAGAAGTTTGGGGCCGATGTTGTCTTAGGTGATGACGTTGACGACAAGGTTATCAAATGGATTGAGGCTGAAGCGCCTTACCTCAAAACGGGGGACTTCAAACTTGCTTGATGCTCTTGAGACAGCGCGCAAGGCGCTGAGCACGAATACCCCGCAGGGCGACGCTGATGCGCTCGCAACCGCAGACGACATATTGCAACTTCAGCCCGATAGCGCAGACGCGATGTATTTGGCCGGCACGAGTTTGATACGCATGAAGCAGATGGGTCTTGCGACCCTTATCTTGAATGCGGCAAGCCAGATGAACCCCGGCGAACCTGCGATATGGAACAATCTTGGCTGCGCTTTACGTGAATGGCATCCCAAGGACGCTGTAGCGGTGTTTTCCAGAGCGCTTGAAGCTAACCCAGAGCACAGAGAGGCCAAAAAGAACCTGGCGGCCTGTCTGGGGCGCATAGGGCGCCGTGATGAGGCAATTGCACTTAACCAGCAACTTAGGGAGGCTCTCCCTGACGATACGGACGTGCCGTACAATCTGGCGCTTGATCTTCTGCACACCGCAGATTGGTCAGCAGCCTTTGAGGCTTACGAATACAGCGAGGGTAACGATACCCGCAAGATCAGAAACTACCACGCGGACAAAGAGACGCCGCGATGGGATGGCACCGACAGCAGCGAGAAGGTCATCATCTACGGCGAACAAGGCGTAGGGGACGAAATCCTTGCCTCCGTGTCGTATCAGGCTGCCATAGCGCAAAGCCCGTCCTGTGACATCATTATCGAGTGCGACCCACGATTAGAGGGCATCTTTAAGCGGTCATTTCCAGATGCGAAGGTGTACGGGACGCGCGACGCTTCTGAACTGGCTTGGCCTGCGGAGGTTGAGCCGGACTGCTCGATGATAGCGATGGCGAATTTTGGCATGTTGATAGACCCTCGCGTTAAGGCATCGGCGTGGCTTGTGCCTGATCCGGCGCTTGTTGAGATGTTCACGAAATACCTTGCACGGCTTGGCGATGGCCCCAAGATTGGGCTTTCATGGTCAGGCGGTGCGGTTGAGTGGGACCGAGCAGAGCGCACAATACCGATTGAGCAGCTAGGCCCGATCATGAAGATACCGAATGCCACGATTATCAATCTTGAGTATCAGGACGGCCCGAAACCCGAAGGCATAATCGACATTAGCTGGGCAACCAAAAAAGGCGTTGACCTTGATGTGACAGCAGCGCTGATAGCCGCGCTCGATATGGTGGTGTCAGTGCCGCAAACGGTTTGCGATATAGCCGGCGCGGTTGGCACACCATTGAAGGCCCTTGTAAGCCACAACCCGCCCTGGAGGTTCGCAGAGGCGGCAGAAGATGCATGGGTATGGCAGGACGTGCGGACATACCGCAAGAAAGAAACGGGTAACTGGATGCCTGTGGTTGCGCGATGTGCCCGTGATATTAGGGAGGGGCTTTAGCGCGCTATTTTTTGCGCTTCGATGTGCTCAATCAATTCTGAACGAGGCCAGCGTGAAAGGCGTCCCAGTTTGATTGGCTTGGGCAGCTTTCCTTCGCCGCAGTGTCGCCAGAATGTAGGGACGGCTATGCCAAGGAAGTTAGCGGCCTCTGCCGCCTTGAGTAGCGGGTCTGGATTGATTGCAGCGGGATTGAATGTTTCGACGGTCATTTGATAGCCCTTAATATGGTGTGAGTGGTCAGTCATACTGACCGTAGTTTTTGATCATGTCAACTGATATTTGATATGAAGGAGGGGCCACAATGCCTGAACCGAGCGTTAGAGAAGATGTGTTTATGCGGTTGGCCGAGAGTCAGGCCGGACCAGTCCCCAAGCTGCCACTGCACCTGGGAATGCGCGCAAGCGGCGCGAACTATCGTGACTGGCCCGAAGAGGCCAAGGCGATGCTGTCACAGCGTGAGCGTGATGCTTACGAATATGAAGAGCAGCGAAGCGCAGAGCGGGCCGCACGCGGCGGCTTTGATATAAGCGGACTTATGGGGCGAGCGCCGTCGAACTGGGGCAGTCAGACGCCCGTGGGGCCGCCACAAGAACAGATCATGCAGGCCCAGCAACAGGGCGCGGACCTATTCACACAGGCGGCAGAGCTTCGCAGACGCCAGCTTGAACAGCAGAGACTAGAGCAGGGGAGCTAGGGGTGATTATTGCATACGTCTACGACTTCCCACACTTCAAATCAGCTCAAGGTCTATTTGCGCTCAAGCGTGCAGGCTATGACGATGTGATTGCAGTCGGCGCACCTTGGCGCCGCCTCAACATCAAAGAGAGTCGCTTCCAGTTTCGGACTGCAGACATGCGCGATGCTCACCACCCGGCAGAGACATGCAAGGCGCTTGGGTATCGCTACTATGCCCACGACCACGACTCAGACATGGCAGAGATGATTACAGCCGAGGCCGATCATGGCCTGGTGCTGGGCGCACGCATCCTGAAACCACGTATCTTGAACACTGGAACGCCAATCGTGAACCTGCACCCCGGCACGCTGCCACATAATCGCGGGCTTGATACGCTGAAATGGGCTGTCCATGACGACTTGCCGCAAGCGATAACCGCGCATGTGATCGATGAGCGTATTGACCGGGGCGAATTACTACACGAGCAGATTGTGTCGGTTTACCCTAATGACTCGTTTGCTGACATCTACAACCGCATGATGTGGGCGCAGATCGACATGATAGGCGAGAAGCTGTTTACGGCGACCAGCGGCGCAATTGAAGCCGGGACTTATCGCAAGCCTATGACGCTTGAACAGGACGTTGAAACCGTTGATCGGTTCGCGGCCTACAAGCACAACTATTGCAAGTTTACAGAGGGCCTGAAGGATGCAGCCTGATGTTACAATATGCGCTTGCCTTTGGGAGCCTAACGAGCAGAGCTTTCCATTTTCTCGGATGTACGATGAGGGTTGGGTTGACCGTCTTTATCGGGGTTTTTCTCGCCATAGCTCTTATGATCTTGATTTTGTGTGCTTTACTGACAAGGAGCGCACATTTGCTGAACCGATACGCCAGGAACGGCTTGAAGGGCCGCTTGGCTACGGTGCGCTTATTGAGCCGTTCAAGCTGAACGAGCCGAGCATTATTTGCGGGCTTGATACGATTGTGACGGGCGACGTCGATCAGTTGATAGAATACTGCCTGACTGCCGGCAAGATAGCCGCGCCGCGTGATCCGTTTTTCCCGAAACTGGTTTGTAATGGTGTGGTGCTTGTGCCGGGAGGCAATGGCTGGATATATGAAGCCCACGAGGGCGAGAATGACATGGACTATATCAGGGGTCTGGACGTCGAAGTGATTGACGACATATTCCCCGGCCAAGTCGTCAGCTATAAGGGCCATGTGAAGGCGTATGGACTTGATGACGCGCGCATTGTGTATTTCCACGGCGAAGAAAAGCCGCACCAACTTGACCACGATTGGATTGACCGCGAATGGCGTTAACAAATTACGGCACGTTGAAAACAGCGATTTCGACCCGATTGAGCCGCTCGAACATGACCGCTTTGATTCCCGATTTCATTACCATTGCACACAGCAAGATGATGCGCGGCGACAAGGTGCTAGGGCTTGAGCCATTGCGCATCGATGACATGTTGACCGAGGCGACGTTGACGCTTGCTGCTGGGTCTGTGGCGTTGCCTAGCGATTATTTGCAGCGCAAGAGCCTGTATGTGGACGACGCTTGCACCACCGCATTGACGTTTCTGCCTCTGGAGCGCTGGTATCGAAACGCGCTGGAGGGTCAAGCAGGTGTTCCGAAGTTCTACACTCTGAAAGCCTCTACCCTGCTGGTCGCGCCATACTCGTCAGATGACGTGAAGTTCAACTATTACACGTCACTAGACCAGATGACGGACGACAGCGACACCAATATCCTGTTTACCAAGGCGCCGCACGCGTATCTTTATGGCGCGCTGTTTGAGGCTTACAGCCATATCCGGCAGCTATCGTATGCGCAGAACTATGGCGCGCTGTTTGCAAGTGCGGTCAATTCGCTGAACGGCGAGTCGCGTGACCATGAATATGCAGGCGATCAGCTGACCATGATGCCGGAGTCAATCTATTGATTCCGCTAGGTGAATGGCTGCCAGACCAGCCCATCATAACAGGGCCTGATCTTCGCAGCGCTAAGAACGTCATTCCGAAGCTGCGCAGTTACGGGCCGCTTAGGGGTTTGTCCCCAATCAGTGTGGCATTGACCAGCAGACCGCGCGGCGCTGACACGTTCCGCGATTCAGGGGCTAACGTGCATGTCTTCTCCGGCGATGAAACGAGCCTGAATGAGTTGCAGACTGATGGCACATGGACAGCCCGCACACGCACCGTCGGCGGCGCATATGCTACGTCAGAGACAGCAACATGGAAGTTTGCTCAATTCGGAGACAAGGTGCTAGCAACCAATTTTGACGATGAATTGCAGATCGCAACCATGTCATCCGGTAGCCAGTTCGAGGATGCAGGTGGCACCCCGCCTAACGCCAAGCACATTACGACCTTTGGTGACTTTGTAGTGCTTGGGTATACAGATAACAGCCCCTTTGAAATTTACTGGTCTGCGATTGATGACCCTGAAAGCTGGACGGCAGGCACGAACCAGAGCGACTTCCAGCGCTTTCCTGATGGTGGCTTTGTGCAGGGCTTTGCAAGCACCGATGTGCTCTACATCTTCCAGCAGAGCAAAGTGTCACGAATGCAGTATGTCGGCCCGCCTGTTATCATGCAGATAGATGTGGTGAGCGAGTCGCATGGCTGTCTGACGCCCGGCTCGATTGCGCAGCATGGCCGTGTGGTGTTTTTCCTAACGGACGATGGTTTTTATAGTCTGTCAGGCGATCAGGTCGCGCCGATCAGTTCTGAAAAAACAAGCCTCTGGTTCTTGAGCGATATGAAGTTGGATTCGCTATTTCGGATGACGTCTGCGGTTGACCCTGCAAACACGATTGTGTTCTGGTCTTACGCCTCAACAGCATCCGCCGATAATACGCCGGACACGCTCATCATATATAACTGGGTAGCCAAACGCTGGTCATATGCCCGCATCACGATGGACCTGCTGTTACTCTCATTGGGTCTTGGATACACACTTGAGGATCTGGACACGCTAACGACCAATATCGACACGTTCGACATCCCTCTGGATGACCCCTTGTTGACGGGTGGGACGCCGCGATTTGGGGCGTTTGCGACCGATTTTACCTATAATATCTTCGCCGGATCGACGCTGGCGAGTGAGATCGAGACTGCAGACTTTGAGTTCAGCCCGAAACGGCGCGCCTATGTGCACGGTGTTGAACCGATGGTTGACAGTGAAAGCGCCACAGTGGCGACCAGCGGCCGCGAACGATTGGGGGCAACGGTATCATATGCCACAGCGCAAGCTCTGGAGACGACAGGACACGCGAGCGCTGATAGTTCTGGCAGGTATCACAGGTTCAAGCTGGCGACGCCAGCAGCGGACTCATGGAACGATTACACTGGCATAGAGGTCTTGGCAGAAGATGACGGAGAAGCGTAGTCAAAAGGTTCGCCCGGACGAGACAGACCCGCGCCGGATAGCGACAGCGATCAATCAATCGATTAGCGGACGAACGGACAATTATGGCAGCCTGACGTTGACAGCTTCGACGGCGCAAACCGTAGTGGCCACATCGGGCTTGGCGGTAAGTGTGTATAGTACAATTACAATGACACCGACGACCGCAAATGCGGCGGCGGAAATGGGTGCGGGAACGCTTTACGTGTCAGCCAAAGCAAATGGGTCATTTACGCTTGCGCACGCGTCAAATGCGCAGACTGACAGAACTTTCGATTATGCGTGGATAGGATAGAGACATGTTGAATATTCAGCAGCTACTTGCAAACGGGGTCAGCCCTGAAGCGCTCCGCAACCTGCAAAACGGGGATGCTGTTGGCTTTGGTGGAGCGCCCGCGTCAGGCACAGGCCCGAATATCAAGGCCAATATGGCCCCACCTGCAAACTTCTGGTCAGAAGCATCTGAACCGGGCGGAAATCCGCAGTTCAATATGGGCGCACCTGGATTACAGGAAACGCAGCCCGGTCAAACACCTACCGCGCCGCCGCCACAGCAGCAGCCTCCGCAGGCCCAGCCACAGCAAGGCAATCCGGCGCCGAATAACTGGAGCGCATATCTGCAAAGTAATCCCGATGTTGCGGCGGCGTACAATTCCAATATTGGCGGCGTAAGC